AGCTCTAACAAACACCTCTGACATTAAATCAGAAGCATTGCACAAGCGCTTTCTAATATATGCTACATCTCTAGTATCAGCCATTGTTACCTCTCAGTGTGTTTCTAACCAGTTGTTACCAATCATGTATTCACCATCAAGAGGGCATCTCAATTTGTAATAGACCCCTGCTTCAATGATGTGCTTTCTTAAAATCTGCCCGACTTGCTCTGCACAAGACTCGTCACAATCATATTGCATTTCATCATGTACGATAGCAACTTGGTGTGCATCTAGTCCAAGCGATTTAATTTCTTTATAAGACTCTACCATGGCTCTCTTCATAATGATTGCTTCACCTGCTTGCAGATATGAAGACATACCGAAGTGAGCATTTTTCAATGGTATATGCCTACCATCAAGTCCTATAAAGTATCCTATACGTGCTCTGTAATCAAGCTCTAACTTAAACTTGTTCCAACCTTTAATGTTCTTCTTCAATCCTTCAAATGCTGCTTCACCTTTCTTAGGGTCTCCAAGCACCATACCAATCTTCTTAACACCTGCACCCATGATGATAGCAAATGTTGCAGTCTTACCTTTCTTACGGGCTGCTACCATATCGTGATTACTTTCATCATAGTCTTTATCAGGTGGATTCAAACCATAAATCTGTGAGAAGTAGTAGTGCATATCCTTGTGAACAATCTGATAAATAAGTTCTTGGTCATTTAGATAGTGTGCTAACACCCTGAGCTGAATATTTGCAGCATCACAACCAACTAGCTTACGTCCTTTAGCAACTGTAAACATCTGTCTACATACTGCACCATATATACCTTTAGAAGGAATATTACCAGTGTTAGGATTCCTATGTGCCATTCTGTGAGTACCTGCACCAATTGAAATCACCTGTCCATGAACTCTACCATCCTCTCCACAAGCATCGAAGTAGGATTGTATCAGTGTGGAACGAGACTTTAAAACCTTACATCTCTTTATCAACTGTAACTCTGGTGGTGCATCTTCTCTAAGAGTGTTTAAGTTCTCTTCACATACCTTAGGCTGACCACCTGGTGTCATTATATACGGTTCCCAATACCCTTGTAATCTTTCAACAATTTCTTTAGGGCTGTCGATACAAAACTCTCTATACTCGATACGATTATAACGGTCACCACTAACATGCTCAACCATACCTGACTCAATAATTCTCTGACTGACAGCATTTAATTCTCCTTTCTTATTACGCTTTGCAATCCACTCATCAACAACTACTTTACGAGGTGGAAACAATTCTTGAAGCTTGTTAATAATTTCAAAATACTCTTTATCAATAGCTTCTTTAGTTTTTATAGCTAGGTCATGGTCTAATAAGAACCCATACATTCTTTGCTGTTCTAATACAGCCTGCGACCAGTGCTCTAAGACTACAGCATCCTTTGTACAACCTCTAAGTTCTTTCTTCAGATAGTTATAAACCTTGTGTGTAACCTCTACATCTTGTTTACAGTAGTCTTCCATCTCTTGCGACCACTGTGACCAGTCATCGTGATGGTCTTTATAACACTTTAAAAATTCTCCCCAATCTCTAAGACTGTGACCAGCTCTGAAGCTATTACCTAAACGACTTAGCACAAGTGTATCAATAATCTTATCAATCTTTATACCAGTGTGCCATAATTTATTTAACCATATTGCATCATAACCTATGAAATTGTGACCAATAATTTTCTCACACCTATCAAAAAACATTTTACATTTGTTAGCATCTCCATCTCTAAAAATTGTAAACTCTCCTGTGTCCACATCTTTACAAACACAGCACCATATCTTATCAGGTGTTAAACCATTGGCCTCAATATCACAAATAACACGCATATATCTTCCCTTTCTCATTTGTTAAATTAAGTCTATTAACATATGTTCTCACTTTATAAGGCACATTACAATGTTTAAATAATTTTGTCAAGTAATAAAGTAACGTCATTCTATTTTTAAAGTTATGATAATAACTTGAATAGCTTTGAGTAGGAACCTGTATCACTTCACCATCCCAAGATATACCAAAAGAATAGTTGGTTATTACAAATTCCTTCCCATCTATACTGACTCTATCATTTACATTAAGGTTCAATAAATCTTGACCATTATTTTGAAGGATGATTCCCTCCCCTTGTAAATCTATTGTATACATCTTTACCCTCCTAAATAAATTTTATCAGCACCATAAATAATAAAATCTGAAAAAGCTTTACGCAAATGATAAAGAACTTTTATCATATCGTTCCCAACAAATATCCAATCTCTATCACAATAAGGGTCACTACCTCTTAAATACAGAACCATTTTAAATGAACGCATTTGTGCATCTTGATAGTGGCTATGAAAAGCTGTGTGTGCTCTTTGATAAATAGCGATATCTTCATCTTCATACAATTGTGGAGATACTTGTCCAATATATCCAGTATGCTGATCAAGTATTCTGAAAGCTCTTTTATTATTTGATAACTCAATCATCAATTTCATCTAAACTCTCCAAAGATACTTCAATAAGTCGTGTTGTTTCTTTCTCATAAATTGCAGCAGCTGCTACACCTTTACTACCAAAGTCACGGTCTTTCAACACTCTTATCTTAGTTGTGTTAGCTTCAACAGGATTATCAGACTGACCATTTCTTTCTAATCCTATCACAATATCTGACAACTGTTTAACTGATGAAGATTGTTTCAAGTCATCAAGTGTAACTCTACCACCTTCTTCAGTTTGTTTAGCTGCATTTTGTGCCTTACGTAGGTGACACGCTGTGATAATAATTATACCAAGCTCTACTGCAATCTTTTTCAAGTCTGCAACAAGTTTGTTTAAAGCTTGTGTACTGTTCTCAGCATCATCTACAACCATTGTTAAGTGGTCTAAGATAATTATTTTACAGTCTCTGGCCCTGTTTAAGTACCTTATCTTTTCCATTAACAAATCTATGTCATCAAAGTCAAAGCCGTCATAAAGTTCTATACGTCTATTTGCACCAGACTCTGTGAACCATTTCTTCAAGTCTGCTTCAGATTGTTCCTTCCATATCTCAGGTCTGCGTAGATTTAATCCAGCTTCTAGTGACATCATTGACACCACTGTATCTTCTGCAACCTCTTCTAAGAACATTGCACCAATCTTTACATCAGTTGTTTTCAGATAGTGGTTCATTATGGTACGAAGAAATGCAGATTTACCCATACCTGTACCAGCTGCAATGGTTATCAACTGTGTCTCTCTAAACCCACAAATCTTTTCATTAAGTCCTTCCCATGGTGTTGGAAGATATGTTCTCGATTTGCTAAAGTCTTTAACACGTTCCCATAAATCAGAATAGTTAACAATATCATCAGGTCTGTACTCCTCTGCTTTCCACCACAGATTATTAAAGTCTGAACTCTTACCAGCTTTTAAGAACTCGTTAGCATCTTTTAAATCTGCTGGCATTTTAACAATCTTTACTTTCTTTGGTGGCAGTACCTCTGCAACTTTCTTAGCTGCTTTGATACCAGCTTTATCACCATCGAAACAAATGATAATATTCTCAAAGCTGTCAAGGTATTGGTACTGTTGTTTAACTTCTTTTAAAGCAGACTCTGCACCACCTTTAACAGATACAACAGCAGACTTACCACCAGACATTTGATAAACTGACATAGCATCTATCTCACCTTCTGTGATTGTAATAAATCTGCCCTTAGCTGGAAACAAATTCTGACCAAAGAGTTGTGCACGTGTAGCATTACCTCTCCAGTTGAATTGTTTACCCTCTACAGTCCTGATTTTTTGTGCTACAATCTCACCATTATGGTCACAGTATGGGTATATATGCTGAGCAATACCACCATCTCTAACAATAACTTTTACGCCGTAGAACTTACATGTATCAGCTGTTAAAAATCTATCAGGGATACCTGCACTAGGAAATCTACCAGCATCTTCAACAATCTCTTTCATTATGTCATCATCACTCTTCCTTTCTTGTTTCTTATTACCGTAAAAATCTTTCCAAGACCATCCACAACTGAAGCACTTTGCACCACCATCTGCAAAGACTGTTAATGCATCATGACTACCACAGTTAGGACAATCCCTATGAAAATCTATATAGTTAGCCACATGATTACTCCAAATATTGCTAGTGTTATGACAGATGTTAATAATATTGCCAACCCTCTTTCGACAGGTGGAATATCTTTATCAATAAACTTGTGGTTGTATATCATTTTTTATTGACAGCTCCTTAAAATGTTATTACAATACCCCGCAGGGGTGCAGATGTTACTGGTGTTAAAGTTTGTAACAATCTTTACAGAACTCTTTAAAAGACTGTTGACAGTCTTTAACAACTGTAGCATAATAGTGACGAGATTTAGCATTGTTATACTTAATGTTATGGTCTTTACAGAACTGATAATCAGTGTAATTGTTTTTTCTAAATAGTTTCTTATCAACAATATCTTCAAAGGATTCTTTACCACCATCATTATGATAAGCTATTACAGATTGATATGGTATTTTGTTTTCTATACAATACTGTCTCAGAGTTTTACCATAACACATATAAGTCTTTTTAAGATTAGTACAATACTCAATAGCTTTATCAGGTGTGTAACCATGGTATCTCATCTTATCATACACTTGCCAAAAGGTGACACCATTATCTTTACAAGCTTGATGAAGTGTTCTTCCATCTTTAACACGTATCGTCATGTTACTCACCTTTCTTAGTTGTTGAAGTTGTTAATACATCTTTAACATACTCTGTACCAAGCTTTATAATTTCTGCAGAGTTCTTACCAGCTTCTTGTAGCTGTTGGTTCTCTACAATATATGGTGCAGCTATGATAAAGGCTAACTGTTTCTGTGATGGTATAAAAGTTTGTAACAAACACAGTATAATCATTGTATAAAATGCAGGTTTAAAGTATTTCTCAGTCTCATCTAAACTATCTGTACTAGCTCCACATATAAAAAATATAAATGTAATGAGAGCTGCGAGAGTTATTCCAACTGTAAGCATTATGCCTATGTTCGGTAAAATTGCAAACAAATAGTATCCCATTTTAATCTCCTTTCAATTTGTAACAGTTGCAGTGACAATGCCCATCTTTTAATATATCTTGGTGACAGTGTTCACTAATACATTGACGGTCTGAATCAGGGTCACAAGGACATTTGTACCACTTCTCTTCACCGAAGAAACGGTCTTTAGCAGCTGCAATCTTTGGTGCATGTTGTGTTAAATCGTAGCCATGCATGTCAGCAAGCCATTGAATTTGCTTTAAAACATTTTCACTCGACATCTAATTTATCTCCTTCAATAGGTGGTGTTCCAATCATTTCAAATTCTTTAGCAATCTTCTTGCTATCTTTAAGCATCTCTTCCCAATCTTTAAGGTCTTCTTCATCAAGTGTATAAGTATGTCCACCTTCGTATTCAACCTTAGCAATTGTACAGTTACCGCCCTCAATTGTAATCTCTTCTTTTTCAAAGTCAAGAACAATTTTTGTAACAATCTTATTTCTTTCTGGAAACATTTTGTTAGGGTGTATGCCTATAAGAATTGTATCAGTGTCTTCAAAGTCAATGCTCTCAAGTTCTTTAGGGTTTGATACAACTGCAATACAGGTGTTGGCTTCATCGAATACATAATATTTGTTAGGATAAAACAATCGTTTCTTCTTTTTACCATCTGTAATGTCTGTCGTACCAGCTTTCATAATCGTCTTCATCTTTCTTTCCTTTCTTAGAGTTGTTATAGTACCATGATTTCTTTACATACACGGATGGGTCTGTCGGATAATGTACAAAATCTGTACACAATTGTTCAACATAGTCACAGATACATTGCAGTCTTACCCAGTCTGTATGTTCTTCAGCTTGGTGAGGTTTCTCATATGCTACCGACATATTAACACTCTCACAATGCTCACAAATTGTAGCAGTATCTGACAAGCTACCACTTGTAACAGACATATCACCAAGGTAGTTACAAATATCTTGTGCCAATGTTTTACAATATGTTGAACCACTTCCACTATCTAATACATCATTGCTACCACGTCTATCAAGAACTATGCACCATGTATCAAGCTCATCAATCTTGTCAAGAACTT